AATTGCTTTATGGTCTCGGTCAATTCGCCCCGGCAATCGGTGCAACGATTATCGGTGGCCCGGCGGTGGGGGCCTCTACCGCCTTCGGTACCACGTATGAGCAATCCTATCAGGACTTCCGCGCAAAAGGCGTAGACGAGGCGACGGCGCGTAATCTGGCAGCCCAGCAGAGTACGTTCAACGCCGCCGGGATGGCATTGCCAGCAGCGATCGGTACCACTCTGGCTTCGCGGATCGCGTCAGGCGTGGCAATCAACACCGGGTTCGGTGGGCTTAACCGCTATTCAGTCGGTGAAACGCTGGAGGAAAAAGGGTACGCCGATATGGCGAAGCAGTACCGGGTATTCGACGGCCAGGCCATGCTAGTAGATGCGGTCCTGGGTGCTGCTTTCGGCGGTGCTCATCACCTTTCTTCGCGCAATGCTACAGAAATGCCAGCACCTCATCCCGAAGCAGAAGCGCCAATCCCGGCTGCGGAAGTTCAGAGCGTACCTGATAATACGTCTGCGGCAGCCCAGGGTGAGGGGGCTCCAACGCCTGTTGCTCTTGGAGACGGTCCTGCGTCACAGGCAACATACGAATCAAGAATGTCTGAACTGGAGGCTGACGCCGGGCAGTTGCTTTCCCGTGGCGATCGCAAGGTTTGGCAGTCAGAGGTTGCAAACAGCCAGCGCATCCTGCAAAACCTCAACGAGCAGCGATCTGCCATTCTCAACGAACAGCCGTCAGGGAGCGGCAAGGCATTGTCGTCAGCCCGGCAGGATAAGCAGGCCCGGCTGCGTGCAGTTGACCAGCAGATCGAGCAGGTACAGCAGCGCCTGCAGGATGCGAATAACACCTTGGAACCAAACATGCCCGGCGGCCAGTTCTACGAAGCGCGTGCGGATTTATCCCGTATTCAGCAGGGCATTATTCCGGAGAGGATGCGCGGACTGGTGCGAGAAACCCCGGTTAAGCCGAGCGACATCGACGCTGCCCACACCCTGAACGAAGGCCTGTATTACGATATCGAGTCGGCCCCTGTGCTGCACGCCAGCAATGAGAGCATCAACAGCCACGTTTCTGCAATGGACGAAGCCTACCGGCAGTTGGCCGATGGCCAGCCGGTTAACATAGGGATGATGGCGCGCGGCCTGGATGGCCCGGCCCGCCCTGGAATGATCGAGGCAGCCAGCGAACAGCACAATGCAATGCAGCAGGTTTTTCAGGAAAATGGCGTAAGGTATGAAACGCCGCGTGATCTCGTCAGCGAGCCCCGTCCGGTACGTGAAGACAGTGCTTTCACCACCGTCGACGAAAGCGCTGGTCAGGTCAGTGTGGATCCCGATACCGGACAGGCGATTTCATCCAACAGTTATGACCTGATGGCGGCGCGCGATATGGCGACCACCACCCCTGATTTGACGATCACGCACCCTGACACCGGACAGCCGGCGAAACTTTCCGATGTCCTGGCTGAATTCGACGAGCAGATCCAGACCGTGCAAAGCGAATCGAAAGTTTATTCCGTTGCCGCGGCGTGCTTCCTGAGGAACCCATAATGAAACAGGCATGTGTAGAAGCCATTGCGCAGACTCTTAAACGCCAGCCAAAGGCGGAAGAGCTGAAAAATATCGAGGACCGCATTAAAGAGGCTGTGCGCCAAGTGCATAAGAAAAACGCCAGGGAAGGTAAGACAGGGATCCCTGACGCTCAGACCTACATGGAGGCCGCCGAACTTGTGCGCCAGCGTGTCGTGCATGATGTCTATAAAAAGCGCCAGCGCGTCGCACAGAACGCGATCGCCATAAGCAAGGTAACGAATACCCTGGACGCCAATATCCCGACTGAGCAGCAGACACCAGCCAACATGCAGCAGTTTATCTTTGCCGGGCGGCGCACTACCGACGGTACTGATATTGCTGTCACTTCTGCTGAGGAACTGGCGACCGGCGCATACCAGGACTGGTCACGGCAGCTGAGCGCGGAGCTGCTGAACGCAGGCGATGATGTTCACAAATTCTTTGAGCAGAGCAAGGCGCTGGGCGAGCAGCGTTTCCGCAGCCTCTTCGACCAGCAGGCGGCGAAGTCCGCCCAGTTCCAGATCCTGAAAGAGCTTTACGGCGAGGACACGGGGAACCCGCAGGCGAAGAAGATCGCCAAAGTCTGGAGCGATGTGACCACCAGGGCACGGCAGGAGATGAACGACAACGGGTTTGATATCGGTCAGCGTGATGACTGGCATCTGCCATACGTCGATGATGCTGATTTTATCCGCAACGCCGGGCGCGATGAGTGGCTGGCCTCCCTCCCTGCCGCCGAGCGCGCGAAAGCTCAGTTATCCGGACGGCAGCCGCCGATTGAGTTCGCACGTCAGGCCTGGGTTGACGATGTTTATAACACCCAGGATCGCACGAACTACGTCAACCAGGACGGCAGCCCGATGAATGACATCGAGTACCGGCAGGCGCTGGAAGCGATATTCGAAACTAAGGCCACCGACGGCGCGAATAAAATCGACCCGGGCGCTTTCATGGGTACCGGCGGAATAAAGAATCGCGGTTCACAAAGCAGGGTGATGGCGTTCAAGGATGCGCAATCCCACTATGCATACATGGAACGCTACACCCAGCAGCCGGTGGTCGGCGTCATGATGTCGCACCTGCAGTCGTCGTCCCGTGACCTTGGGGTGGTAAAGGCATTCGGCCCGGATGCGTCCCGCAACTTCTCCCTGGTGCTGGATCGCGTGTATCAGCGTGCGGTCACTGGTGGTAAGCCGGTGGGCAAGATGAATGACGAGCGCCAGATGGTAGAGCGCATGTTTAACTCCATGGCCGGACTTAATGGCGCGGCTACGTCCAGCGCATTCTCTTCGGCGGTGGGTGGCCTGCGTAACCTGATGACCAGCGCCATGCTCGGCACCAGCGTTCTGACGGCGACCAGCGACCAGGCCATTATGCGTGCTAACGCCCAGGCGCTTGGCTTCGACCGCAACGGTATGCGTCTTTCCGCCAACACCATCAAGAACCTTTTCAGTAGTGATGCCAAGCGTGCCAACGCGGAGCTTGGTCTCCTGGTCGATTCACATGCTGCTGTCGTTTCGAAGATGGGCGGGTTTGATCTGTCTCGCGGGATCACCGGCTGGTTCGCAGAGAAAACGCTGAAGTGGTCCGGGCTGATTGCCATGGACCGGGCGAACAAGGCGGCGTTCGGGCTGCTGATGTACAAAAATATCGGGGAGCTGACCCGCAAGTTTAAAACGCTGGATGACATCAAGGGATCTGATAAAACCATCCTGGCGAATAAAGGCTGGAGTAATGAGGACTGGCAGATTATGGCTGCCGCCGACCTGATGCCGATGACGACATCGGGCCACATGGGGATGACGCCTGATGCGATTTACGCCGTGCCTGATGACGTGATCACCAACATCATGGCAGACCGCATAGCGCAGGTTCGCGCCGGGAGCGAGGAGGCTCTGGCAGCGCTTGGTGATTTGCCACCTGATCGCCTGAAAAAGATGAAGCAGGCATTCGACGCAGAGGCAGAACAGACCGTAGCGAGAATGGTGCGTAACGCCCGAGCCGAAGCAGCCCAGAAACTGCTGGGGATCACTCACGGTGAAATGACCAGCGCCGTCACAACGGCCACCGGGCTGGACACGTACGCGCGGGATGATGCTGGCCAGCTGATTAAAAGCTTCATGCTGTTCAAAACCACTCCGTTCGCAGGTTTCCGACAACTTGTCAACCGGGCTAATGATCTGGATACCGTTCCTGCCATTAAGTTTTTGGCGTCTTATATCGCCGGGACAACGCTGGCGGGAATGTTCGCTAACCAGATGAACTCCATGCTGACCGGCAATGACCCACTGGATATGACGAAGCCAACCACCTGGGTGCAGGCGTTACTGAAAGGCGGCTCATTCGGTATTTACGGCGACTTCCTGTTCCAGGACCATACTCAATATGGCTCCAGCATTGCGGCCACCATTGGTGGCCCGGTGCTAAGTTTTGCCGAGCAGCTCACGAAGTTGTTGATCACCAACCCTCAGAAGGCGCTACAGGGCGAGGAAACCTCTTTCGGTGCCGACGCACTGAAGACGGCCCGCATGATCACCCCGTTTGCCAACCTCTGGTATGCTAAAGCCATCACCAATCACCTAATCCTCCAGCAACTCCAGGAGATGGCGAATCCGGGATATAACGACAGGGTAAGGGACCGCGCACAGCGGGAGTTCAATACAACGAGTTGGTGGGAGCCCGGCGAGACAGCGCCGCGCCGCGCACCAGACCTTGGAAAGGCGGTAGGGCAGTAATGGACATTTTAGTAAAGCTCGGCCTCATGTTTTTTTGGTTTTTTGTCGTGGTGGCCGCAGGAACACTTTACGTATGGGTTATCATTTTTTTAATTAAGAAAGGGATAATTGGAGATACGGCTGCGAAAATTGTATATTTTGCTACATTCGTGATCATTGCTTCAATAGTATATAAATTGCCCTTATTCTCTTAATTTAATAACAAAATAAGATCCCAATATGAAATCTAAATACAAATTTTTAACAGCGATAGCTTTCATGGCGCTTACCGGATGCGCAACCAAACAGTACCCTCAGGCCCCTATGGTTACTGGTGAGGAGGCATCTGCTCTCGACTGCAAAGCGGTAACCCAGGAAATAGCAAAAATGCATAGCGTCCAGACTGAAATCAATAATACTGGAGAATTTGATGGTCGAACGGTGCTTGGCTTCCTAGGGGATTTCGGCATTGGTAACGGCATGGCTAAAAGTGAAGCGCAGAAAAAGTCGACTGCAAGGCTGACGCAACTCGAATCGCTGAAAACCGTTAAGTGTCAGGGTTAAATTATTCGTGACATGTCACAAAGGCCGCCGAAGCGGCCTATTTTAATCAGTTCCCGCCAGGGCGAGAATCTGCAGAACGACCACCACAACGCGAGCCATCAGAAGCAGTATCATCAGGGTGCTGACAGTTTCCAGCATAAGCCTGAGTTACTGAACCAAATGACAGCAGAACAAAAAGCAGTGCGAATACTTTTTTCATTTTTATGTCCATGTGTAGGCCACCCCATGTGGCGTATTCATCTTACACCGCTTGGCTAATTTCTATCTTGTTTCTTTCCTCAGAATCTCCGCACAGTAATCGAGATGCGACTGCAGATCCCGCATAGACATCTGCGAGCTGGTGACATAGTTCACCAGAGCTGTCAGCTCTGCCATCGGCCCATCAACGTTAAAGCCATCTTCATTCAACTGGCGCAGCAGCGTCATCAGGTGTGAGTCTTCAACCAGGGATCTGACGCCTCCCGGCGTGTGTATTCGTTCTGCAAATCCTTTTTCCAGCGGGTGATGATACTGACGTTGCATCTCTTCTTCTCCATGCAATCACTGTATATATAAACAGTATCAGATGACAGCCATCTTATCCAGCATACATTGCTAATTACCCAAAAGGTAATAACTTGCCAGTTTTTTATTCATTCAATTCATATAAGGATTGATGGGTAATAAAATGACCAGATGATGCAGCGCGCCGGGCGATGCTTATCTGGAGAAAAAAGATGACGGTTTCGACCGAAGTAAGCCACAACGAATACACGGGCAACGGCGTTACCACCACCTTCCCGTATACCTTTCGCATTCTTAAAAAGACAGATCTTGTCGTTCAGACTCTGGACGGGAACGACAATATCACGACGCTGGTAATGGATACTAACTACTCGGTGACAGGGGTGGGCAGTTATAGCGGAGGAAACATTGTCCTGTCGTTACCTCTCGCCATCGGCTGGCGCATCACCATAGTTCGAGAACTGGACGTTGTTCAGGAAACAGATCTTCGCAATCAGGGTAAGTTTTTTGCGGAGGTCCATGAAAATGCCTTTGACTACCTGACCATGCTGATTCAGCAGAGTTTTAGCTGGCTTAGACTGGCTCTGCTCAAGCCTAACCTAATGGCTAAATACTACGACGCAAAGCAGAACAAGATTTCCAACCTCGCAGACCCGGCGGCCGACCAGGATGCGGTAAATAATCGCACCATGATGGATTATGTTGATCGCGCCGTTGCTGGGGTGATCGGTGGATATGGGTGGTTTATTCAGAACTTCCAGGGGGCTGTATATCGTACTTTTCAGAACAAAATGCGAGAAGACCTTTCTGTGTTCGATTTCGGCGTTATAGGTGATGGGAACTATCACCCATTGTCAGAACGTTTTGCATCTCTTGCAGAAGCCCAGGCCAGCTTCCCATTTGTTACTTCGCTGACCCAGTCGATTGACTGGGCTGGATGTCAGGCAGCGGCACAAAGTAAACGACGAGTTACGATCCCCAGGAAGGCATATGTTTTGACAGACGGGCTTACCTTCGCGGGAGGAACAGTTTTTGAGGGTGAGGGCATTGGCCGGTGGGTGCCAGGCTACACGGCTATTTTCCCGCCAACGCTCGATGACGGCGTTAATTTCCTCATGTATGGAACAGGGGCCAAACTACACGCCTTGAAAGGCGTCAGTAGAAACGATGTCTCAGGTGGTTCTATTACAAACCCGTCAGCAGGGGATCCTTATACGTCAACAGCCCCAAGCCCACGTTATGACCTTTTGGATTTCACTAACCGGGATGCGTCTGGTGCTACCGCCGCAACACAAAAACTATTCTCTGCAGCTGTCGTGCTTCCTGCCGAAGGTGGCGTCACAATTTCGAATTGCAGATTTGTGCCGTGGTTCAACGGTTTGACCGGCTATACAGATCTGAACGAGCTTGGTATGGGTGACGAGTGGGATGTCGGCATCTACGAAAACTGCTCTGGGCAAAACAGCCTGGAAAACGTGCAGGTCGTGGGTTACTGGAGAGTGGCAGCACACTTAAAGGCCCTGGTTGCTGACGGAGTGTCTGCAGGTAATGGCGAAAGCAGCAACTATACCCACTGCACCTTCCAGGGCTACAGGGGGGTGGCAATCCGTAGCCTTGATCAGTTCAGAATTACTGCAGTTACAGCTAACACCATTGAAATACCCTGGTCTTCGGGGCATCAGTTCCCTCAAGCCGGTGTGTTGAGATCTGCTGGCATCAACTTTTCTTACACCGGGTTGAGCTATGCAGGAGACAAATTGACCTTTACTGGTATAGCCAGTACAGCAGGCGCGGTAGTCGGAAGCAGTATCCGCCTGTTTACCAGCGACACGTTTGGTATGGCTGGTACGCAATATGTCGATTGCTGGATCACTGGCCTCTATCACGCAAGCCGTTTGCTATCAACGAGCGTACACCTCGGCTCTGTTTTTGAAACTCATTCAGCCGCACTTGAATGGTCTGGAGAGCCAGCCAGGGGGCTCCAGTTTATAGGCTGCACGCTCCAGAACTTCGATGACATTCTTATCATGACTATTGATGCTGGCGATCCTATGTTTGTCGGTACCTACATGGAGAGTCAGTCTACGCGCTCTGTGCCTGGCGGGCCTGTTAATGCTATAGCCGTTGGGGGAAGGATTATTGCTCACTCGTCAAGCCTGAGCGCAGCACCTTATCCAGCAGGGGCAACCAGAAACTTCCGCATGGTCGGCTGTACCTATGGCCCGGGAGTAGACAAAGGACCTCTTTACCCACTGACGGGGGGAAGGTTTGTAAGCGGTACCGGCTGCTTTAAACCTCGTGAATCGTACGATGAGGGTGAAGCTTTTCCGTCCTTCGTAAATGGAGAGGTGCGCCATGTATCCGCTGCTAATGCCGGTATCCAGCCAGCTGTAGGTTTTAAAACAGTGGTTGGTCCTTCAAGCGGGAATGCGATGCTCCAGAGCAGGGTTGGAGAGCTTATTCTCCAGAGTGGCCTGCGCGTTCGTATCGGTGATGCTTCTAATAACAACTGGTACACGATGACATCTTCGGCCATAACCCCATTTACCGATAACGCATTTTCCTGTGGAGATACGACGGTAAGGTGGAACCGGACATATTCACGCGAGTATTTCCTTGGTTCTGGAGGCTCCAGGATATTAAACGGGTCCGGATCGCCTGAGGGTTCAGTATCTGCAAACGTAGGGTCTGTCTATACACGCACTGACGGAGTGGCAGGAGCAACTATGTACGTAAAAGAATCTGGTGCAGGTAATACAGGGTGGGCGGCGAAATGAAAGTGATCAGAGATAAGGAAGGAAAGGTAATTAATATCGGGGAATGGGATTTCCAGAAATCGATCATTACAGAAGACGATGGCAGCGAGTCTGTAGTCATAGGAAACCCTTTTCCTGATGGTGCCACTGAATCAGAAGAAGATGTTGTGACAGGCTGGGATGGGGGACTATATGTAGATGGCGATCCGAGATCTGAGGGGTATTAATCAGAACAATTACAGGTAAAAATTATCCGTATATGGTTTATTGTGTATGATGAACTCACCAACTAAGGGGGTTCTTCATGCACAATAAACGGTGGTCATTATGTCGCACTCGTTAACTACGGAGTCGCTTAATCAGGGTCTTAGCCTGAGCGCGCTGGTTTCCGTATTGGCAGGTGTGCCGCCAGAAGTGGCTTTAGGGGCACTCGCCGGAGCGGTAATTTTTGTTACCTCGGCGGTTGAGTACCCCATAAAGCGGCGATTACTTCTGGCGTTTCTCAGCTTCTTCTGCGGCCTTCTCTTCTACAAAGCGACAGCATCCATCCTGATAGGCGTTGCCAGCCTGGTTCCCACGATTACGCAGGACTCTTTCGAAAAGGGGATCGTGTTCTCTGCCGGGGCTTTCGTATCGGCAATCGTCGCTGTCCGCATTGGCATCTGGCTGTATCACCGTTCTGAAAATCCACGCGACCTGATCCCGGGGAGAAAAGACGATGACCAGTCCTGAACTGCTTCTCATCCTGAACGCCGCTGTATGCGGCGGCATCGCTATTCGCGTATTGCTGTTCCGTCGCGAAGGTGCCCGCCACCGGTGGTGGGGCGGCTGGCTTGCGTACCTGCTGATCGTCGTGGCCGCCAGCGTACCGATCCGAACCTTCTACGGGTACTACGTCTCTGCCGACTGGTCAGAGGTAATCATCAAGGCCGTGTTCCTGGCTGCGCTCATCAAGACAAAGGGGAACGTGGTGCAGATTTTCAAAATAACGAGGTCTCAACATGGACATTAACCTGTTCCGCCGCGCCGCCAGCATCACTGAGCAGCTGGCCTCGCGCTGGCATCCGCACATTACTGCCGCCATGAAAGAGTTTGGCATCATCGATCCTGAGCATCAGGCGATGTTCATTGCCCAGGTCGGCCATGAATCCGGTGGCTTTATGCGCCTGCAGGAGAGCTTTAACTACAGCGTGTCCGGGCTGGCTGGCTTTGTGCGCGCCGGGCGGATCACACAGAGCCAGGCCAACACACTGGGCCGCAAGCCGTACGAACAATCTCTGCCGCTGGAGCGCCAGCGCGCCATTGCCAATCTGGTGTACAGCAAACGCATGGGCAACAACGGGCCCGGCGACGGATGGTTTTACCGCGGGCGTGGTCTGATCCAGATCACCGGTATGTCCAACTACCGCGACTGCGGCAATGGACTGAAGGTGGATCTGGTGCAGCAGCCAGAGCTGCTGGCGCAGGAGGAATACGCGGCCCGCAGCGCGGCGTGGTTCTTCGCCAGCAAAGGCTGCATGAAGTACCCCGGCGACCTGGTGCGAGTCACGCAGATCATCAATGGCGGTCAGAACGGTATCGAAGACCGGCGCGCACGTTATGCCGCTGCCCGTAAGGCGCTGTTATGATCATGGCAGTGGTGAAAGCGTACTGGAAACAGTTGTTTATCGTCGTGATGCTTGCTGTTCTGGTCGCTGGCGGTCGCATAGCTTGGGTTAACCATGGTGAAACGCAGTACGCAGCCGGTTATGACCAGGCGAAGAAAGACCAGCAGGCCGCCGATGAGATGGCGCGCCAGCAGAGTGAAAAGGAGAAAGCCACCAATGAACGTGAAGCGCAGCAGCGGATCGACCGGGCGCGCAATGATGCTCTTGATGCTGCCGCTCGCGCTGGCAGGCTGCAGCATCAACTCGTTGCCATCCGGGATCAGCTCATGCAATATAACGCCACTGTCGGCGCTGGGGCGTCAGCCGCAGACACCGGAGTTTTGCTTACCAACGTGCTCGGGCAATCTCTCGAGCGCAACCGACAACTGGCAGAATACGCTGACCGGGCAGCCGAAGCCGGAAGGGTCTGTGAACAGCAGTACGACACCCTGACGAAACGGGGCACAAATTCCCGTTGACGGTATATAAAACGGTACGGCAGATTTAAGAAAACAAAAAGTTGTTATCACTCAATTGTTTATGTCTTCCGTAAATAATCGAGTGGGAATAATCTACTAATCGTGCCGGGTTGTTTATAACCTGAAGAACGCATAAAAGCCCTCTAATACAGAGGGCTTTTTTATTTTTTGTGAACATTTTCTGCACAATGCGTTCTGTTAATGGCAAAAATATTATGAAGTAAATAAATATAGAGAACTTAATTACTCTAAAAAACGCTTTAATTTAATATCATTATGTGGGTTTTTGATTTCAAATTATTTAATTTGTGAATAAGCCAATCATTTATATATCTATTATCCATTGATGGTTTTTTTCTTTATAAATAGTTTAAATAACTGATGGGTGTAAGTAGATTGGTTGTTTATCCTGTCCGCCAGATGGTTTTGTAGGGCTTATGCTTTGGCTTTAATAAGCAACGACTAAAATGACTTTTATTATTCTGGCGATATTTTTAACGTTGTGTTTTTTAACTTGATGAAATGGAACGTATTATATGTTCGTGATTGTTTTTTGAACGGATTAGGTGGGTTGTTTTAAATTTTGGAATTTATTAAGCTTATTACTCCAGCAGCTAATAACACTGCATCTGCATTCGTATTGCTTTCACTACGTGTGCATATAGTTAGTGTTAATAATGGTGGGAAAAATGGCGTTAGATTTATTTAAAATTGCTTTCTGAATAATTACATCTCCATTGGAATGAAGATGTGTTTGCCTACTTAAATAAGGATATATTATGACTGGTTTAAAAAAAATTGCCTTAGCATTTACCGTAGTTGCTCTTCCATATTCTGCACTGGCTGCGCCGACGGTAACATTTGAAGGTGAAGTAACCGATCAAACCTGTTCCGTAAATATTAACGGACAAACCAGCTCTGTGGTCATGCTGCCAACAGTAGCTGCAACGGAATTTGGTGAAACTCTGACTAACGGTCAAACTGCAGGCCTGACGCCGTTCACCATCTCCCTGAGTGGTTGTAAGTCTTCGACCTCAAGCACCAATATCACCACCAAATTCTTGGGTTACGATGTTGATAGCACCACCGGAACGCTGGGTAACCGCGCCACTACGGATGCGGCTACAGGCTATGGTATTCAGTTGACCACCTCCGGTACAGGCGGCACCGCAGTACAACTGTCTGGTGTAACCAGCGTACCAGGTCTGGTGCTGGCGGCTAATGCCACCACAGCAAGCTACGAGTTTGGTGCTCAATACTATGTTGTTGATGCGGCTACTGCTGCTCCAGGTAAAATCAGCGCTGTTGCGGAATACACAGTAAGCTACCTGTAATTAGGTACATTCTGGCCTGGCGGAGATCGCCGGGCCAGAATGTATATTCAGCTGTAAAAGGCGTGGAGTTCGAGGG